TGATGCGAAATCCCTGTTCCTGCCGACGAACCTCCTGACGCACTGATGCGTCGGCGACTACGCGGGCCAGAAGGTTTCCTGCACCGGCAATCGTCAGCATGCCGTGCGACAGGCGGACGATCGACTTGTCGCGCGCCATGGCTGCCAGATTGGCGGCGACTGATTGCGGCGTATCGCCGGCCTGTATGCGGTAGGCGTAGCTCATGCCATCGACGAGGATGCCGGCGACCTGACCGACATCCGCAACGCCGCCGAAAGTGACCGAGGTGCCATCGATCGTCGCGGTCAGCGTCGGTCTCGGTGGCGTACCCATCCAATGCTCGGCATATCTGGTGGTGACCCGACCAGTGCCGCTGTCGGGAAATACTGTGATATTGATCTTGCCGGCTGCCAGATCGGCATCGAGCGCGGCCGAGTTCGGCCAGCCGCGATATATCCGGCAGTCTGGGCCGGGTATGCTGGCTTCGCTGGTTCCGCGTGGGTAGAGCGCTGCCGAGACTGCGCTGACCAAGGCTACCTCCACATCGGATTGATCGGCCATCAGGTCGTCGCCTGCTTCACAGCAATCCGCCAGCCGAGATCCGTCAGTTCGGCTGCTGCAACCACCGCATTCCGCCCAAGATCGTCCGTCATCAGGTCCGACGGGAGCAGGGTGACGCCCGATACCGCCGGAAGCAGAACGGTCCAATATGGGATCGAACTGTCGCTGGGCAGGTCGGTGTCCGGACGGCCACGCCCGGATGCCCCAAGCACGCTCGCCGGCCAGTTCGCGAGCAGCACCTGGTTCGTCTCGGTCATGACGCCACCGTAGCTGTTCACGCCGGTACTCGATGGCGCGCCCGGACGCCAGAACGAGACGATGCGGTTGGTCTGCACACACAGCACCGGCAGCAGCCGCTGCTGAGCCGCGATGAACCAGATGGCGTCACCCTGCGCGAGATAGTCGCCAGGCCGCGTATACGCGGCATCGAATATGCCGTGCCAGAGCGCCTCACCATAAGCATTTCCACGCGCGAACCTGTCATCACGCGCGGTGAAGGCAGCGCGTAGACGCAGGAACCGGTTCCCCGGAGACATTGGTTCGGAGAACCCTGAAGGCCTATAAGCATCGGTGTCCGCGCCGACAGCGCGCGCCGCAGCATTAAGACCGCGGTGAACGCGGTCCTGTAGCTCCATGGGATTCATGTTTCACACGACCAGTGAGACGCCGCGGTCTGTTATCGCCGGCCCCGGCGGGATCCCGAGGAACCCACAAAGCCGTCGCCGCCAATCATCGAACAGTCTGCTACGGTCGCGCGGCTCGTCGCGATTGCGCGTCCACACCGAGGCCTGATCGGTATCGAGATTGTCACCTGCCCGTGGCACGGCGAACTCCAGTGCAGCCAGCGTGCCGAGGTATCGGCGAACGACGACCGCCTCGGCGTCCGACAAATTGTTCATGCGGAATTCCAGCAGCCCGTAGGCCTCAAAGAATCGCCAGCCCTGCATGCCGGAGTTCCCTGTACCGTAGGCCGGGTAGCCACAAAAGCGGCGGATCTCTGTCTTCTCGGCGTCCGTGAATGCCATCAGATGTAGGATCCGTCACCGCGGGTGAACAGCATGGTCCCGGTGCCGGCAGCAAGCACTGCGGCGGCGTACCTCACCAGGCCGTTGATCGCCAGCATCACGCGTGCGTTCGCCATGACCGGCATATCAACGTTCGAGGCCGACACGGACGGATCTGCGCCAAAGCGCACATAGGCGAGCGAGGCGCTGGTGTTGGTCACCACGATCGAATCGCCGCCCCCCACAAGGAGCACGGCGGCGGATGATGTAGTCGCGCTGAGTGAAGCCGTGCCGGTTGGACGGAACGGCGCGGTGGAACCGATTGCCATGTATTGTCCGTCCTCTGTCGGGTCAGCCGATATGCTCGACCATGACGGCGCGCTTGAACGCGGCGTTGGTCGCGGTCGGGATCGTGGTCGGATTGGTCGTGGTATCCGAGGGAGCGCAGAAGCCGCCGATCCAGTACCAGGACTGTGCGATGATTTGCTGCAGGCGATCGATCGGCTCTCGTGTCACCATGGCCACGTCATCGACAACGGCAACGATCGAGTCCTTCGGTACCACGTCTTCGGCCGCCATCCCGGCAAAGTCGCCCTCGATCAGCGCACCCTGACCACAGATGATCGGCCGCCGGACCATCAAACCGGCGAGCGTCGGATGCGCCTGCACGTAGGCCTCCGTCGTCGGGATGAACCGCAGGCCGAGGAAGTCGTTCGTCATGCCTTGGCGGAACACCTGGTTTGCCGCCGTGGCTCCCTGGAACAACTGTTTGAAATCCGGATCCGCGAACAACTGCCGGGCGGACACGGGGTCGAGATAGCAGTTGTAGACCCCATCGATCTCAGGCACCGCGTTCAAGCGAAGTTTGGCGACCGCATCCAGCAGACAGGCCATTGTCAGCATGTCGGTGGCAGTCAATGCACTGGTCGTGCCACGTTGCGCCGGTCGGACAATCACCGATGCGTTGGCTGCCGTCACGGCATTGCCGGCCGTGCCGTCGGCCACCGACACGTTGCCGGAGAAGGTCAGCACGCCCGATGCACCGTTTGGCGCCGTTGACACATTGCTGACGTCCGCCGTGACGCCGGTCAGGGTGTAGGCGTTCGCGCCAACCGTGACGGTCAGCGGATTCGACGCACCCACCAACTGCTGCACACCGTTGACGAAGGCATATTGAAAGCCGCGGACGTCATCGACGTTGACCGCGGTGCCGGGTGCTCCCAACGTGGTGCGAACCCGCGTGTTGCCGCCGAAATAGCTGCTGAACAGGGCATTGCGCGCCAGCTCGTCGAGGCTGCGCGCCGCCTGCTCGCCGTTGACATAGGCATTCTGCAGGAACTGCGACGCGATGCCCACGCGGCTGGTGACCATATTCAGATCTGTAGTGGCAGCGTAATGGTTGATGGTGATGGTATATTGCTCGACGCCCCACCCCGCCGGGGTCATGCCGTTGTCGAGGTTGGTGTTGGTGCTTGCCGCCAGTGGCGTGGTGATGCTGGGCTTCAGCCCCGCCCGCGTCCTGGTCAGCGTCTCGCCGATGCCGACCGAAATCTTCACCCGATCGGCGCAGGCGCGATAGCCGAGACGTGACTTCAGCGCCTGTTGGAATTCGCGCTCCAGGAAGCCTTGCTGGATGATCGGCTGCAAGGCTGCCGGAAAGTTCTGAATGCCCATTCGGGGATCCCTTCTATGACTGGTGTTTCAGGATTGCCGCACGGGCGGCTCGGTATTCGTCATCGGTCATGTCGGTGGCCAGCTTTTGTCTGGGCGGTTGCGCCGGGGGTGGGCTGGCTGGGCTGGACGACGACGCACCGCCGAACAACCAGGGCTTTGCTCGTCTAAGTTGCGCCATGAGCTCTGCAGCGTTCGCCAGTTCACCGTCCGGGGTGAGCTCCACACTCTTCAGGTCGAGCAACTTCAGGCCATCGAGATCGACGATCCCGGCCCGCACCGCCTCGACCTTCAGCTCCGCACGAACGATGCGCGCTCGGGCCTCCTGCTCAATTTCCCCCAACCGGCGTTCCGCTGCCTCGGCGCGCGCGCGCAGTTCCGCAACCGGATCGGTGTCCGATCCGGCAGGCGTGTCGTCTTCTGACATCAATTGCTTCCGTTGGTGTCCTGGTCGGCTGCGATGCGCGCGAGTTCAGCGGGCACGTCCTCGATATCGAACGTGTCGGCGATCGCCTTCACGGCACTCTCGCGGCTGATCTGGCCCGCATTCGCCAGGGTACTCAGCGTCTGCGCGTCCTTTTGCCGATCATCAGCAGTGGTCGGATACCAGCGCGGCCAGTTGAGCGAGAGCCGCGCAACGGGGTCCATCGCAGGAAGCTCCTGCCCGAGGGCCCGCAGCCGATAGACCTGCGATGCCCGCAACACCATGCGCGCAAGCGACAACAGGGCACCCTCGCCATAGCTGACACGCAGATTGTCGGCGAGCCATACCAAACCCTGGTTCATTAGCTCCAGCGCACGGCCCGATTGAGCGGCCGTGAGCCGATCGGCGTTCGCCCGGTTGCCGTGGACGCTTTCCAGTGCAAGCTCCCGCAGTGTCCGCACGTATTCGATGACCGCGGCCGACGCCGTCCCTCCGATCTCCAGCAGCCTGGCGTCGCCTTTCTCGCTGACCACAAGTGCGTTGCCGGCGCCCTTGATGATCTCGCTGTCGGTGGTGGCAGGCTCCTTGATCAGCAACGTCGGGTCGCTGCTGTATTTCAGACCGCGGCCGGCCTGACTAAGCTGATAGTCGATCTCGATCTGCGTTTCGATTGCGGCACGGAATGTGCAGGCGCCATCGGCAGCGTCACTGGTTGACGACGGACCAGGCAGATTGCGGATCCATACCATCGGCACGAAGCCAAGGCCGTGCTGGACGCTGCGCTCCTCATCAATGTCGGCGTCGAATGCACTGTCAACCGGCAGCGGCATGAACCAGGTCTCGCCCTCGGTGTCCCAACTGCGTGCGAACCAGTGGTCGATCCCGGTGTCGGCGATTTCGTACCCGCTCGAAGCGAGAAGCGCAGGGCTGTTCAATGCTCTCAACTGAAGCACCAGTTGGCCAGGGCATTGAACCCAGCGAGG